AAGGATAAATTTGCTGGATTAGAACCAGCAACTGCTGCCTTCGATGCTAAATGGCAAGAGATTGCTACTACTTTTAAAGACGAATTTAAAAAAGAGCAACATGATTATATTCAGAAAAAGTATTACAATGTAGCTGTAGCTAACTTGCAGCGCCAGGGTTTAGATTTGATAAAATATGGACCGGCTGTCCAAGACTTAATTTGGTCAGGAGCAGTTCAATTCGGTCCTGCTAATACGAAAGCATTTACAGAGACGCTGAGAGATAAAAGTACACTTACTGACAAAGATATCGTAACCTTAGTTAGTGAATATAAAATTAAAAATGTTGATACCCTGTTTAAATCAAGTTCGGAATCTATACGAGCAGGAGTTAAATCGCGCTATCAATCAGAAAAACAAGCATTACTTAAATTGATTACCTAATGGATCCCTTAATAACTAAACAAATACAAGGTGTACTTGAGAACAGTATCTTTAATAAGATTATTGCACTCAATCTTAACATTCCTAATCCTATATTAAAGGCGATAATATCGAGGGTTGCAGAAGTAGGGGCAGTAGATATTGTAAGGCAGGTAAGTCAGGCCTCGAACCAACAACTTACCGATATACCTAAAAATATTATTGGACCTATTAACCCGGTAAATATTACAAATAATAATAATGGACCGGTGCAGATTTCAAATAACATAGATGGTATTATACAACAGCAATTACTTTTACAGACTACAGATAAGATAGTTAGTAAATTACAATCTCAATTAAGACTATCTTTACCTACAGATAAATTAGGTATTATAAATTTTGATGCATTAGCGGCCAGCTTAGTTCAGGGTATTACTCCAACTGTTGGTAAGACTCTTTCTACAGCAGTAAGTGGTTTTGCAGATGCTATATTTGGAAGGGGTCAGACTCCTAAGGTAACAACTAATAGTATTGAATCTCTATTTACGTCCTTCTCCTCAGACGATGCGTTAACTAAAGCAGATGAAATTTTTGTATCCAGTGGTGCTAATTCTGCTTTAAAAGAAGCCAAACAGTTTGATCTTAACTCAACAGCCAATAACGAAAAATTAGAAGTATTAGAAAGGGGTTTTACTGACCCTAACGCTAATTACCCCACTAAGGAGTATGCAGGTATCTCAGAGACTAATAAATTAGCCCAGGGAGATGCCAGGGGTACGATTGTGCAAGAGAAGAATAATAATCGTATGAAGGGTGCAAAATTACCCGGGGGTGAGGCATGGGATGAACCTGAGTCTGCCTACCGTGGTGCATACCCTTATAATAAAGTAACTCAAACAGAATCTGGCCATATTATTGAAGTAGATGACACCCCAGGTTCAGAGCGTCTTCACATTTATCATAAGTCTGGTACCTATATTGAAATTGATGCTAATGGGTCTGTAATAAAAAGAACCAAGGGGTCTTCTTATGAGATCATAGATCGTAACGGAAAAATATCTATTGCCGGTCGCGCAGACATTTCTGTTAACGGTGCTTGTAACATCTTTGTTGGTAACGATGCAAATATTGAAGTTGAGGGGGACGTCAACCTAACCTGTTATAACGACATTACTGCACAAGCGGGAGGTACTTTTAACCTTTCAGCTGTCGAGGAGTTTAATATTGCAAGTGGTAATGTTAATATTGAAGCATACTATACTATGAATCAAAAATCAACTACCATGAATATGCATTCAAAAGAAAATATGCATTTGCGTAGTAATGCAGATATAAAAGTACAGGCTACTAATTTGTTTGACTTCGTTTCGGATACCATTTATACTCAGGCTGCAGGAGCCATTAATCTTAAATCCGGTAGTAATACCAATATAGATTCAGGAGCTAAAATAGATTTATTAGCAAGCGATAATGTTAATCTAGATGGTAGTGCTGTACATTTAAATTCTGGTAATGCAGGAGCTGCCTCAGAATCAGCTGAAAGCGTAATTGCAGGCTCATCTAGTATTGGTGTTATAGCTGGAAGAAAAGATATTTCAGATAATGATAAAAATGATCCTCTGGTTCTTTCTTTAGCCGATAGTCGTTCTATTGCACTTGAAGAAGAAACTCAAACTCCTGAAGATGCTAGTAATCAAAAGAATTTAATTATTAGTGAAGGTTTTGCTAATGCTACAGATCTTTCTACTACCCCGGCTGCAGTAGAAACAGAAACAGTAAAATCAGAGCAGCAAGACTTTGTAAATCCAGACCCAAAATTAAAAAGCGTAACTCAATTACCGGGTAGTTATAACTTATCCCCTAACTTTACTATTGAAATGTTATCTAATAAAGCGGCGGTTACGCGTGACTCTATCCAAGGTCATGCAGGAGCTACGTATGGAGAGATTGTCTTTAATCTTCAGGCTATAGCACTAAACGTACTAGAACCTATTAAGAAAATTTATCCTAATATGTTCGTTACATCGGCGTTTAGAAATCCAGGAAATGCATCTAATGCTAAGACCTCCCAACACCCACTCGGTCAGGGAGTAGATATACAATTTAAAGGAATTACCAAAAAAGAATATTACGAAATAGCTGTTAAACTGGCCAAAGTTATTAAATACGATCAGATGATATTAGAGTATTGTAGTTACGCAAAAAACCCATGGATTCATGTATCCTATGCTGTAAAAAATAGAAGTCAGGTGTTAACTTTTAATAATCATAAAACATATTCTCAAGGCCTGTCTCAGTTAGCATAATATGCCAGAAGAAAGAATACTAAGACTTAACCAATCTAACTTATTTGGATTTGCAAATATTGTTCCGCAAGACCCCTTAACTACGGAAATAAATGATGCTAGCCCACTGACAGAGGATTACATTCAATGGCATATTCCGTCAATATACGAAGGAACTAATTACTCTATTGATTTAACTGCTAATGTGCAATACTATGATAATGCAACAGGTACCCCTACTTTAGTAGGATCTTTACCTGTAATATCAGCTAATACATCCTATAATTTTGGACAGCATGGAATGGTTGCAAATATTATCTCTAGTGATACAATAAGGTTAAGTGGTACTTTTGCTAATGTATTTACAGACTCATATTTTGAATTTGTATTAGAAAACGGAAATACTGTACAAATGGAGCCTAATGTAAATAGCACTTTTAAAGCTCTCATTGAATACGAAATGCCTAATATAACCTCCGTAGACTTAGAATTTCCTTTTAATTTTTCAGTTAATTCAGAATTTTCATCTGCTGTAGTTGTAAGTGATACAAAAAATGTCGGTCAATGGGTAGTTTGGAGATTTGATCCAATCGCAGTTTTAATACAACAATTAGTCGATAGTAGACCTAATGCTTAAGGAATAAAAATGCCTGCAGTTACAAGAGCCGGAGATAGAGTAATTTCCCCAGACGGGCAAGGAAAAAAATGTCGTTTTCCTATGAGAACATCTGTAGGACAAGTAAATTCTTTTAATGTTTTTGTAAACAATATTTTAGTACCTATAACTGGTAACTTAGTTGCTCCACACCCAAAAAGCGGATGCTCCCCGGATACTTCCACTCTTTCAGGGTCATCCAAGGTATTTGTAGGGGGCTTAGGAATAGGCCGGCTTGGAGATAAATATGGTGATAATATAGTTACCAAAGGATCATCAACCGTTTTCGCTGGCTGATAAATAATACATGGCTACCAGAAATACCAGACAATTTTCAGATATTAATCTTCTTTTTACCTCCCACCCTGTTACAGGGGATGTATTAAGAAAGAACGATGAAGAAGCAGTCAAGCAATCTCTTAGAAATTTAGTATCTACGAGACATTACGAGCGTCCCTTTCATCCTGAGATTGGTTGCCAGATTCATGGTCTTTTATTTGAAAACTTTAATCCTGTAACCGTACAGGTCATGAAAAAAACTATTATAGATACTATTAGCAAGTTCGAGCCAAGAGTAACGGTGCTAGAAATTAGTTTGCGAGAAAAGGTTGATGAAAATGATATTGTCTGCGATATAATTTTTAGATTAAATAACTCCGATAGACCCATTACTTTAACCACATTAATAACAAGAATAAGATAATGTCTAATCTAAGAATAGCTGAACTCGATTTTGATCAAATTAAGTCAAATTTAAAGACCTACTTAAATTCTCAAACTGAATTTACAGATTATGATTTTGAAGGATCTGGGCTATCTATTCTTTTAGATATCTTAGCCTATAATACACACTATAATGCTTATTTGGCTAATATGGTGATTAACGAGATGTTTTTAGATTCTGCTGTTAAGAGGTCCTCAGCGGTATCTATTGCCAAGCACCTGGGCTATACACCGGTATCGGCAAGGGGGGCAGTTGCAAACTTAGATATAGTAGTTACTAATCCTTCTAATCTACCTGCCTCCTTAACCATGGATCGCTACACCCCCTTTACATCCACAGTAGATGGGGTATCTTATACTTTTCTTACCACCGAGGCCAAGACGGCCTCAAGAGTAGGTACAACCTATACTTTTGCAGACATCGATGTTACGGAAGGTACTTTGCTATCTTTTAGTTATGTGGTAACAGATATTACCCCTGCAGCAAAATACGAAATACCCAGTGAATCGGTTGATACTACTACTATCAAAGTCAGCGTACAGACCTCATCTTCTGATACTACAACCACCACCTATTCTCTATCTACCGATATTACAGGTATAAGTGATACTTCGGAAATTTATTTTCTTGAACAGAACCCACAAGGTAAATATCAAATATTTTTCGGTGATGGGGTACTAGGTAAAAGTTTAACGTTTGGTAATATTATTACTATACAATATATGGTAGCTACAGGGTCTGTGGTTAATGTATCAAGTACAGTATCTCAGTCCTTTACTGCCGGTACTACAATAGGTGGGTCAAGTAATATTACAACTACGGTTAACAGCAATTCAACAGGAGGGGCAGATGCTGAAAGCATTACCTCAATTAAGTTTAATGCTCCCAGGGTCAATGCAGCAAAGAACAGAGCAGTTACTGCTACTGATTATGAAGCGTTGATATTAGCTAATTATGCAGGAGCGGAGTCAGTATCGGTATGGGGTGGGGAAGATAACGATCCTCCCTATTATGGTAGAGTGCTTATATCTTTAAAACCATTTTCGTCTTTTACTATTTCAGATGCCACTAAAGAATCTATAAAGAATAATATCTTAAAGTCAAAGCAAGGTATTACTGTTACCCCGGTCTTTGTTGACCCCTCGCTCTTTTTTGTTAATATTACTGCTGCTATAAAGTTTAATTCATCTATAACAACTTTATCTTCTGAACAAATAAGATCACAAGTTGATACTACTATAAGTAATTTCTTTATTAATAACGTACAAAAGTTTAATAAAAATTATACACACTCAGCTTTGATAAAAGATATTCTTAGTACCAATAGCTCTATTACCAGCGCCTTGCTTACTCTAAAGTTACAACGTAGAATTATACCGGTCTTAAATACTACTAACTTATTTACAGGTGATACCGCTGTCAAGTTTAGAAACCCTTTAAAGCCTGGATCTATACTTTCAAGCTTCTTTTTTATCTCTGTTAGCGGTGTATCGACGCTCGTAAAAATTACAGATCTTCCAAATGATTCTCCTCCTAGTAATAGCGGCAAAGGAGTACTGAGACTTGTTAATACTGTTAATAATGCTATTGTATCTTCTAACGTTGGTACAGTAGACTATGGTACAGGGGTTATCTCACTAACTGGTATAACACCATTGGGTATACCTGCAGGAGTTACCGATATCAGGATTACCGGGAGCGTTCAAGAAACTAATTATAATTTGACTGTTTCAAGAAATGAAATATTGTTACTAGATGATACTACAACTAATAAGACCGGGGGCCTGGTAGCCGGTACAACAATTAATGTAACATCCTCAGTTTAATATGGCAACTACCAGAATTAACGAAAGAATATCAGAGCTTGTAAATAGCCAGCTACCTGAGTTCATCAGATCTGACAATACTACATTTGTTGCGTTTTTAGAGTATTATTATAAATTTTTAGAACAGGATCAAGGCGCGCTTGAATTAGTACAAAATGCAAGGCAGTACAGTGATATAGATAAAACTACATCTAGTTTTGTTAATTATTTTTTAACTAATTATGCTAATGACCTGCCTGTTAATCTTCAAGTTAATAAATCTCTTTTAATAAAGAAAATAGAGGGGTTGTATAAAGCCAAAGGTAGTACTCTTTCTATAGAAACTTTATTTAAAGTTTTATATGATACCGTTGCTACTACCAGTCATCCTTATGATTTTGTATTAAGACCGTCAGATGGTAAATGGAGTTTTCGCACCTCAATACGAGTACTATTAACCTCAGGAAGTACAGTAAGTCTTCAAGATAGATTTCTAAATCTCATAAAAAATAATATTGCCTATACAGTTGAAATTGTTAGGGTAAAGACTTTAGCTACAAATCTTTATGAAATATTTTATAAAAGTTTAGTAGATGTTCCTTTTGAAATAGATGATGATGTATTTGTAAATACATCTGCAGGAACTATTTTTACTGGTATCGTAAAACCAACTACTACCTCATATCAAATTAGTTTCGGAGGTACGGGATTCAGAGTAGGAGAAGTATTTAATCTTACTGTTGGCGGTCAAGATACTTTAGTTAGAATTACCAAAGTTGGAGCTAACGGGTCTATTCAAACAGTAAAGTTTATTAACTTTGGATACAATTATAACAGTAACTTTACTATAACGTTATCCAATGCATTAGGGGTGGCAACATCTACCAAGTATTTTGCCACTACAGCAGGGGGATTCCAAGAAAGTTTTACTTTAGTTAGTACTCATACCAATATAAATCCAAATAGATACTTTGATTCCGATTATGTCAGCCCCTTTAATTATACCGGTAATACTTTTGTTTCTTCAAGTACTACCTCTCAAGTAATTACTTCAGCAACTACTGGTGGTACATCTAATCCTTCAGACGCTATCATAACGTTTAATGTAGGTGCTATAGCCAGGTATCCGGGGGAATATATCGCCACCCAGGGCTTTTTATCCGAACCTGATGTACGATTGCAAGACCAGTATCTATACCAGCCATTTGCCTACCAAGTTGAATCTGAACTTGATATAAGTGTTTTTTATGATATAGTTAAAAAATTGGTTCATCAAGCTGGTACAAATTTATTTGTAAATAGAGCCCTGACTACTATTGCTAATGTTAGTGCAAATGTTGAAGTTGTTTCTGCTAAAAACGTATTTACTCAACTTAACAGCGTATTTAGTACCCTGGATAGTACAATATATAATTTACAAAAACCACTTGCAAATGTTTTAAGCATATCTGATAGTTTTATATCTTTAGATGTATATAAACCAGTAGTTGATAATGTTACAGTATCAGAATCCTTAGATCTTGTGCTGTATCTAGCGGCTTTCTCAGATAATGTAACTATATTAGATACTCTAGGTTTTGTAACGGATTCTACTTTATCTGACAGTCAATCCCTTTCTGATGAGTTAGTACAGGTATTTAGTAAAAATATTGATAATAACATAAGTAATGTTTCTATTACAGATACTGGTTCAGGCATAATTGTAGACTATGCAATAGATTACTTTGGTGAAATTTATGCTGGTTCACCAGTGATTACGTTTTAATAATATAAATATATAAAAAGAACTTTTTAAGGAAAAAACATGTTTACAGAATCAGTAAGTATTAAAGGTAATCTTGAAGTCATTCTTCTTGATGAAAATGGTAATCAAAAAGATTATCGTAAAATAGATAATCTGGTAGTAGCAGTGGGAAAAGAAATTATTGCTGCTCGCTTGGTTGGTAATACTATTGCTATCCCCAGTCATATGGCAGTGGGTACGGATGCTACTGCTGCCGCTACCGGACAAACTGCACTAGGAGGTGAATTAGGTCGAGTAGTATTAGACTCTACTACCCGTACATCTAACGTTCTTACCTATGTAGCTACATTTCCTGCAGGTACCGGGACTGGTGCTCTTGCAGAAGCCGCCATATTAAATGCTGCATCTACAGGTAATATGTTGTGCCGTACAACTTTCAGTACAGTAAATAAGGCAGCAGGGGATACTATTGTTATTACCTGGAACGTTACTGTAGCATAACATGTCTTTTCTTTTAAAGGATACCATTCACCGCTCATTGGTGGAGTCGGTTTATAATGAGTTTTTGTCTCGTAGAGCTAACTATTACTATTTTATTGGTAATATCTTAGAATGGGCTGTACCTGCTACCCCTCAAACTCCTGAAGTAACTAAGAGCTACGAGGACTATACGCGAAATGGTATTTTAAGTATCAAAAGAATAAATTTAAGAGATGTTTCATTTGTTATACCAAGAATTGATTGGGAATCAGGCACTGTATATGATCAGTACGATGGTAATTATAGTGCTACCTTTACTTCAGAATCTGGAGCAACCAGTTTAAAAGCTGCTCAATTTTATGTGCTGACCGGTGCCTTTGCAGTATATAAGTGTATATTTAATAACAATGGGGCAGCTTCTACTGTAGAGCCTTCTGGGCAAGATGTAACAACCCTTACTACTGCTGATGGATATGTATGGAAGTATATGTATACTATCCCTCTATCGGCTCAAAATAGATTTGTTACAGCTTCATTTATGCCAGTACAAAGAGCGGTAACTAATGCTTTTTATTCTAGGGGTGAAGTAAGCAGTATAACAATTGATAGTAATGGCTCAGGTTATACAGGTAATGCATTAGTTTCTCTTTCGGTGCTTGGTGAATTTACTGGAGGTTCAGGTAATTCAATTGCTAATATTAGACCGGTATTTAATACTTCTGGGGAATTTATTAAAGTATTAATAGATGATGCTGGAGCAAAATATAAATCCGCAAACATAAGAATAAACAATTCAGGTTATTCTGGGCACAGTGAATTTAATAATATCAGTAATGTTAGTATATACAGTACAGGCGCTGGGTACTTTACCAATGTTAGAAATAATACTACTGTAACTATATCAACTACAGGTAATATTCAACCTACCTCTAATGCGTTTGCCAGCCTCGTTTACGGTAGTACCAGTAATTCTATTGTAGGAGTTACTCTAACCAATAAAGGGTTTGGTTATTCACCAGGTGCAAGAGCAAACACCACTATTAGTATATCAACAACTGGTAACAGTCAACCAACCTCTAATGCTACTGCTAATTTAAACTTTTCTAGCGGGGCATTACTTACTCCAGTGCTGGTTAACGGGCAATTGGAAAGAGTACTAATTGAAGATGGTGGGATCAATTATTCATCCAACTTAAATACTACTATTTCTTTAATAGGTGATGGTACGGGAGCAGTTCTAACACCATTTGTAAATGCCGCTGGACAGGTTGAAGATGTTATAATTGAAGAACGCGGTAATGGCTATACTCATTTAGAAATTACTTTTGCAAGCGCAACAGGAAGTGGTGCTAATGCCTTTCCTAATCTCTCAGTAGATGATCTGGATACTTTACAGACAGTAGTAGAATTGTCAGCTATTGATGGAGGTATTCATGCTTTCAGAATTGCCAATGTTGGCAGTGGTTATTCCTATGCCAATGTAGTTGTTACGGGTGACGGAGCAGGGTTTGCAGGAAATGTAGTACTTGCAAATAATACTATAAGTTATATTACCGTGCAATCACCAGGGGTAGGGTATACGTTTGCAAATGTTACTATAACAGGTAATGGTGCTAACGCTAATGTGTCAGCCATTATATCTCCTTACGGGGGACATGGAAGTGACCCTGTTAAAGAATTATTTGCAGATACTTTGATGTTTACCTCTACTATAAATAATGAAAAAAATCATGGTGTATTGGTACAGAATGATTACAGACAGTTTGGTATTATAAGAGATATTGATAAGTTTACAAGTGATCAAGCATATGCTAACGTCACCGGGAGTGCATGCTACCTGGTAACTACAGATACCGTTACCGGGCTTGTACGTGATGATATATTGACTATCACTATAAATGGAGCCGAGCGTAGTTATGAGGTTGTAGAGATCGTTAGTTCTTCCAATCAATTACTACTTCAAGATAAAAATAATTATGCTTTATTAGTAGGCGACGTTTTAACCGACAAAACTTCTAATCTTAATTATGCTGTGACTGTAATTAATAAAACTCCCGATATAAATAAATTTAGCGGTGACTTGTTGTTTATAGATAATAGAACAGCGGTAAGTTACAGCGAACAACAATTAGTTACTCTTAGAACAGTACTCAAATTATAACATAGGTAAGAGATGGCGATCAATTTTAACACCGACCCGTACTTTGATGATTACAGTGAAGCAGATGGCTTTCACCGCATCCTCTTTAAACCAGGGGTGGCTGTTCAATCCAGAGAACTTAATCAGATTCAATCTATTCTTCAAAATCAAGTATCTAGTTTCGGAAGTCATATTTTTAAAGATGGTTCAAGAGTCTTGGGTGGAGAGATTTTTAAAGACGATAAA